AATCCTTTTAAATAAGTATATTCGGTAGCTGACCAATTATAGCCATAGCAATCCCATAATTGGGACTGATTTATTTCCCATTTTCTTTCTGGATTTTCTGAAAATCCTATAGCATGAGGCGGAATATTTCTATAAACCGCCCCGTTTTCAAACATTACATTAAAACCCCAAGCTCTTCCAGGGAAACTAGTTAAGCCAAACCAGACAGCGGGAACAAAACCTGTAGGCTTTTTATGAGTAAACTGACTATCTACCCATACATATTGATGTTTTGGAATAGAGCCAATGAAGCTATTCATCCGGCTGAAACTTTACAGTAGAAACATAACCATGTCTTGAATCTATCATGTAATTAAAAAGTTTTGCAGTTTCTTCTTCAAAGTTTATCTGACTTTCATCTGGAAGCTTAGAAATAACGGAATCAAGAATTGAAATACACATTCCCGCCAATATAGCCGGATCTATTTGAGCCGTATGAACTTGTCTGCAAGCCGGCATATCTTCATTAGCAAGACCAACTTCGAAAATTGGCAAAAAAGAAGTTTTATTCATTATTCTCTTTGGCAAATTGCTCCTCAAGAATTTTGCAAATTACATCGTTCACGGAAACGTCTTGCTCCACCGACTCTGCAATCAACATTTCGAGAACTTCCCTGCTCCATTCGCTAATATCAACGTCTATTTTTTCGTATTTTTTAAGAATAAATCCGTCCCTTGCCTCTTCCCAAGAGAGCTTATCACCCTGCTTTAGACCGAGTTTTGATAACTCTTCTTCTGTGAATTTAATGCATACGTCGCCAGTTGGTTCAATAATTTTTTTCATTTTAAAAAGGTTTGACTTCTAGTGCCTTTTAGCAGATTAATTTAATTTAATTTTTTAATCACGTTACCTTAACGTCGATGTCGAGGGTTTCTGGTTGAGCCAGCGGCACAACTACCTTCAATAATCCATCGATATAAGATGATGAGATTTTCTTTTTTTGCACTTTTTCACCAAGCGAAAAGGAAAGCTTTCCCTTTCTCTTGCTGATTCCTTTTCTCAAGTAAGAGTTCTCTTCATTGTCGGATTCGACATGCTTGATCTCTATATTGAGAAGCGAGTCTTTTACCTTAATATCAATATTGTTTTTACCGACTCCAGCCAAAGCAACCTCGATTTCGTATTGCTTTTCTTCTCCTTTGTCGTTTTTAACAAGTCTGATATTGTATGGATAAACTGCATTTGGAACATCCAAAGCCTTATCCCAACTATCGATTGCATTTGTTAGCCAATTATCATTAAACAGATCGGGCAATCGGCTAAGAACCCTTTCTGTGGACGAATAATGTCCAGGTACTAATGTTGTTGTCATATTTATATTCTCCTTTTTAAGCGAGTTGTTTTTGTTTTTCTAATCCCTTACGGGCACTAGAAGTCAAATTTATTTTACACCTATAAAAATAAAAATCCAATTAAAAAATAAATAAAAACAAATAGCGCTATTATCAGCCAGTCTCTTTTACTTTTTATTTGTTTCCACATCTTTTTTCTTTTTCTTCCAATCTATTTGGTCATAATTATCCCAATATTGTCTACTGATATTTCTAGGCTTATCACCTTTGCCGGCTTCACTTTTGGAAGTAAAGATTGATTCTTTTTTATCTGACATTTTTTATATCTTTTAGTAATCTTTCAAAGCCTTTTCGACAGGCTATTTCTCCAATAGCCCAATCGTCCCTATCTGTCTGCTTTTTAGCCCAATTCTCTATCAGTTTTACCGCTTTAATAATCTCAGGTGGAGGCTTAGCTGATTCCTCCAGTTTTTTGATTGTATTTTTTTTCATTGAGAATTTTTAACCTGAACTACTTTTCCATCTACATGATTATGACTAAAGACAATATCATGAATTTTATGAAGGCGTTTTACTACATCATCTGATGTAGAAGACGAATTGTCTTTTGTCCAAACAACTTTTCCGTTGTCAACTTTTTGAACGAGCCCGCTTTTTACGCATTTTAGCGTTTCGTTTTTTTCTAGAACGAAAATAAGCAAGAGCGCAAAAATAGTAGTAATTGATACCATTGTGATGTAAAATGGTATCGCTCGCTTGCAATTTGTACTGCAATTACTGCCTTTATTAACTACTGCATTTTTTACTTGTTGGTTTGTGTTTTTGGTTTTCATTTGAGTTTATTTTAATCTTTTTTAAAAGCGTGTCAAATCAAAAAATCAAATATCTATTAATATAGGAAGCGAGATGAGAAAAAAAACCGGAAATTTTATAAAAAGCACAAGAAATGCTTTTCCATACTTGGTTCCAGCCAAGTTTTCTTACCATTTTTTTAATCTTATGGGTTAAGGTTTTTTCCTCTTCTTTGATCTTTTCGAAGAAGTTTTTCTGTGCTTTTTTTCTGGATTTATATTTTTCGACTTTTAAAAGATCGATTCTGTCAAGTTTTCCATAAATAAAATACGCCTCAAAATCTACCCAAATATCCTCGTCTTCCGAAAAATCCAATATCTCTCCAAAGGTTATTTTTCCATGAAAATTAATAGTCTCAGATGTATCGCTAATAAGTTTCGATTCTTTTACAAAATCCCAGGGCTTTAGTTTTTTCTCCTTGATTTCTTCTTTCGAAAAATATACATGCTCGTACTTCTTAATGTTCTCAATTAGCTTTCCGCTTTTGGAAATGGTATAATCAAGTAAGCAATTTTCTAGATCTTTAGTCTGAAAAGAAACATCGCTCCAATCAATTGGAAGATTGTTGAGTTCCTCGTTAAGCGGAAGCTTTGCTTCGCATTTTATGTAATCAAACATTCCCATATTTTTATGTCCAGAAGTAATCTCTTCTTTTTACTAACTCTGTCAAGATCAAAGTGTCTTTTTTTTGTATAAGCTTTTCTAGTCGAATAACCTCTTTATATTTGACCTTGTAGGGTATTCCGTCATCAATCAGTCTATAGGTTTTTTCTCCGTTTTCAAGCGTTATTTCCGCAAAAGCTTCCCTAAAATTTCTTGCTGGCGGATAAGCTTCGTCAAGCTCTTTTTCAAGAGCCGGTCTTTTTATTGTAATATATTTATAAGCTGACTCTAACCATTTAGCAAACTCTTTATGGTCTTTTGTCGCCTCCCAGTCCACTATTCCGCCTTTATACTCGTCTTCGTAAAAAGATTTAATAAATTCGAAATTCACATTAACTATGAGGCTTACAATATCTGACCAAGTTCTCGGAATTGCTTTTCTTATTCTTGAGTGCTGTGGGCAAAATATCGGTTTTACGTTTTCAAAATAAAACATATCAAACCTGTAAGAAGTTACTCTATAAAAAGACTCAAGTTTTTTAATTATTTTTTTTAAAATAAACATATTTATAATAGTTCTGGATTTTCAAAAGAGTTTCCCAAAATCTCGAATTCTCCTAGCTGGTGCATGAAAATAAAATTTAATGTGCTACATTGATCTAAAAGCTCAGCTGCAAAAGATCCATACTTAAAAACAATCTTGTATTTTTTTTGTGTCATTATCGGGGTTGGTTTGGCTGGGACGGCTATAATATCATTTTCATAAACATCTGCATTGTTTATATCTTGTAATCCTGTAAATTGAGAAGGAATAAGCATGTCGTCTTTATTGAACAATTCATCAACGGCGCCGCTATATTTATATTTTTCAACGAATGCTTTTCCTGGAGGATTCCAAAATCTGAATTTAATTGTTCTATTTGGCATTTTTTCCATTGTTTGCTTTTAAGTCTTCTAGCCCCAGTGAAAATGGTTCGTTTTCGTTATACGGACTTGGAAAAGCCGTTTCTAAATCGGGCTCGTAAGAACTCATATGAAGCATTGGGCTAAATTCTCCAAAATCAGTTGACAAAAAGGTTTCTGCTGGGTCAATATACATTTCGTCTTTTTTTATCATATCTTCGTATTTTTTATTAAAATCATTTAAATAATGCTGAAAATCGTCAAATTCGTTTTTGTCAGAATTATGAATATAGTCAAATAGCCAATCCTCGCCTTCTTTGGATAAATTCAGGTTTTCAACAAGTTTTGTAAAATACTCTTCTTGAACTTTTTGAAGTTCGTTTATAAAGGTTTTTACTTTGTAGATTTCGTCTTCTGGATGTGGTTTATTTGACATATTGTATATTTTGATTTTTTGAATTTAATAGCCCTTGAATGTGTTCGGCAGATAAATCTTTCGTGATAGCTAATTCGATTAAGCTAAATTTGCGCTTGATTGATAAGTAAGATAAATACTCGCTTACAGTCATTGAAGTAAAAAGTACAACGAGAACTAAAATAAATCCGATAATAATTACTCTATCTGTTTTTTCTGAATTAGTCATTTTTTGTTTTCTATATAGTTTTTATATTCTGCTTTAATTAAAGCGGCTTTTTGGCATAATTCATAGAACGCAGTAAAAAGCGCAAATAAAATTAAAAATAATATAACTTTATTATCGTCAATATTTTTAATAATATTATATAGTTTATTTATTTTTGTTTTCCAGGAGGATTCTTCCATATCTTGTTATAGACTTCCTTGCGTAATCATCTAGTTTTTCTAGACAACCGTGCGCTGAAAGACCGCTCTCATAAAAAGCGTAGTCTTCTAATTGCTCAAGAGACAGTTTTAGCTGTTTCTTTTTCGTCTTTTTCTTTCCAGTATTTTTCAGTTGATTCGTTACAGGCAATATATCCATCTTTTCTGGCTTGTTGATAACTAAGCGTCCTATACCAGCCTCCTTTTTTACAAGGCTCTCCATGTTCTCCCGTGACTTCGCAAGTATGCTCTGATTTTCTTTCTGCTTCTGAAATAATATCATCTATGATATTGTTTTCGATCTCATTTGCTCCATGTACGCTTATGTAAAAGCGTAGCGTACCGAACTTTTCTTTAATTTGATTACCAACAACCTGAACCTCTTTGTCGTTGGTAGACCAAAGGTCGCACAAGTATTGCATTTTATTCATGCACTCGTCTAGAAGATCGTACCATCCGTCGCCGCATTCGGCGCCGAATGCCATGCACGTCTGTCTTGGATCGCCATAAATATCTACTAGTATTTTAGGATATTTTTTTATAAGTTTAGCTTCAAGTTCTCTTGTCATGTTTTTATATATGTATTTTTTTTTTATTAAAAAGTCAATATTTATTTAACCCAATCGTTATTTTTATAATCCCAATGGCGAATATCTATAATCTGAAAATAAACTTCTTTACCTAGCAAACTGAGTGCCAATCTTACCCCAGCATGATCTTCTCGAAAGCCGATTTTAAACTCTATGCTAAAAACGTGCCAGCTATCCGAAACACATTGCATTTCAAAATCTTTATATTTTGTGAGGTTTTTATGAAAATAAAAATAGGATTTAAAAATATTTTTATCTTTCCAGAAATTTCGAATTGAAAAATTAATATACATTTTTATCTACGTATTAAAAAAGCTTTGGTTTTTGCTGGCTCTGTATCTTCGCAATCATCGTATTCTCCATAGTACCATGCTCGATCAAATGGGCCGCATACTTCAATTTGATCTGTCGCAGAGGGAGTGGCATAGCCTCCTTCGTAGCCGTCTACAAGAACAAGCATTTCCGGATCTAGCTTTTGTAATTCTGCAATTAAATCTTTTGCTTTCATTTTTATTCTATTTCTTTGTTGATATCGAGTAATTTTCTAAGAAAGCATAAGTTATTTAAAACGTTATCGCATGCATCCCAGTCTCTCATTTGCATGCTCGCTTCATAATCGTTATCATATTTATCAATTTTTTTCGTTATCGACTCTTTAAAGTCGTTGGAAATATTACTTTTAAGGTAAGCAATTATTTTTTCTAAATCGTCGTCATGTAAATGAAAAGTTATATCCATTCCGTCATATTTAGATTCATATCCGCAGGAAATTTTTAATTCCACAGGAGCCGCAAACTTTCCCAAATTCTTTCCAGAAAAGTCAGAGTAATAAACGGCTTCTTCTCTTTCGGCTGGCTTGATTATTTTTTTCATAAGAAATTATTTATCAGTTTAGTCCATTGAGTTTTAGATATAGGTTTATTATCAAGTATTGAAAAGGCGTAGGCTGGATTTTCATTATAATGCCTTTTTATCATTTCAGCCTGCTCTTTTCTTGACTCTACTTTTCTAATGTCGTGAACCATTTCAAGAATATTGTCTATGTATTTTCTTGCTTTTTCACCGGAATTACAAATTTTTTCTATCTCTTTTTTTAATTGAAGGGCTATTTCAAAATCGTAATCTGCTTCTACTTTTTTAAAGAACTCTTCGCGCGACGGCATTTCTGAATCAATATAATATTCAATTAAATTACTTTGTGAGTTTAGTTGAGACTTGACTCTATGACAAAACAAATACCAATCAGATTTTAACTTAATTCTATTTTGTCCGTTATTGTAAGATACAACAACGCCTTCTTTGCCTTTCCATAATTTTATACTTTCCGCTATTTTAGAAAGATTTTTAGTATCTAAAAAATTATAAGACTGAGGCATTGGTATCGGGCCGACTTTTCTCCAAATATTAGTCAGGTCAGAAGAAGAAACCGCGCACATTCCATTTTTATTAATTGCGCCTAAAAAGAAAAAATCTATCTCTGGGGGTCTTACAACTATTACATTATTTGGGGTAACAATTTCAAATAATAAGCTTAAATGTTGGTTTTCTTTTAAAAACTCTAATACTTTTGGATATTTCTTAGGAAGAAGCTCAAAGTCTCCTGCGTTTGGTTGAGCGAGATAAGATACGGTTCCTCTCGTCCGCATAGAAAATTGATCATTAACATGATCCGCAATTAAAAGAGAGCCGTCTATTTTGTCTTCACACTTCCAGTCGTTGAAGTTGTTAGGATCTGGATAGCATTCTATTTTTTCTCCGTGATTAAAAAATTTAGGAAAACCAGAAGATAAAACCTTTCCATTTTTATCCGTAACTAGAGAACGGTAGAATAAATTATTTTTATTCCATTTTGCGTCAATATGTGGCGTTATCAAATAACAATCCAAGCCGCAAAATGTACTAGAAGTAACGTTAAAAGATTCTTCTAATGGAAAATTTAATCTCATTAATAAGGATAAAATTTATTGCGGACATTCATAAAGTTCGTCTATGTTTAGCAATCTTGACACGCATCCGTTTACCCTTTCTGACCAACTCGAATGGAAGTGTCCATATAGGTGAAGTCTTGGAGTGCATAATTTAAATATTTCGCCCATGACAGCTC